TTTGACCGTTATTTTAAGAACCTGTGGACGGTAGGTGCGGACAAGGTTTTTTCGCCGTATCAGGTTGAAGCGATAAATTACTTCGGTGTGAACAAATCGTTTCTCAACCAGGGCAAGTTGTTTGAGTTGCTGAAAAAGCGACAGGATATTTATGAGCGTTCGGAAGATATGCGGCGCAAGAACCTTCCGTACGAGAGTGCCGGCAAGAATATAGCTTTACTCGAGGCGGAGCTGTGGCCTGTGGATGACGAGTATGTTCTGCATGATTTATACGGCGGTCCCACCATGATGACCGTGGATATGCTTGATCGTTTGGGATATATGTATGACACGGACTGGGCGGTTACGGCAGGGATCGATCGCGCCCAGCCGATGAAGCTGCGAACGGCAGCGCGAACGATTTTAACCTTCGTGGCGAAGGGATTGCCGGGGAGCCGGAGTGACCCGGGGCTTGGTGCGTTGACGGTTCCGAGCTATATTTACATATTGCTTTATCTGGTTGCCATACCGGATCACAGCATTGAGGGCTTGAAAGCTGCGATTTTGATGGCGAACGAGGAGTATGATGGCATTGATAAGATTTCGTCTGAAACGTGGGGGATATTTGACATGGCTGGCTGGTGTGAGGAAAATTCCATTGAGCTTGACATGATAACAGCGACGTACCCGAAGCAGCTGGCGGCGTTCACGGAATTGTATCAGATCATCAGTACGGGCAGGTTTAAGGCGGCGACTTTGGCGGTTCCTGGATCCCGGGGGAGCGATGTTCTTCAAGAAGAGCTATCGATGTTCGACCACGACGAGGACAAGAAGTGGTTCGGGAGTCCGGAGAAGCGGCGAAAGTATGGTGTGCAGGATGATTCCGTGTATTCATTGGGTTTAAACATATACGGTTCGAGGTTGGTAACGATGGATATGTTCAGGCCGAGGACAGGGACGGCGTATTTTGGGTCGATGTCCGGCACTTCCGGTTTGGTTGGGAGATATTGATGCTCAAGGGCAAGATTCTTAAAATCGCATGGAAGAACGGGTTTTTTGAGGTTACGGTTGACGGCACGATGCGCAGGTACCGCGACCCGAATGGCATGTATGTCTGGTTCAACGATATTATTGCACAAGCGAGAGATGAGGGCAAGAAAGCCATGTTATTAGAGGATTTGAGGCATATCGCAATGTTTGAAACAAGGTAGTTTTATTTGCAGAATTTTTTAACAAGTCTTTAAAATTTGTTTAGTAAATAACAAATACCGGCCTTTGCCGGTTTTTTTTGTGCAAAGAGACGACATAATTTTCGAAAAACGACTCGGAAACGTCAAAATGTGGGTTTTTCATTGACATATGCTAAAAATGTTTGCTTATAGCTAATTGATAACAATTGTGGTTAGCTAATAGCAAATACACAACATATGGGAAACCTGCCTGATCGACCTAATTTTGAGGAGTTCGATAAGTTTATCGACGACATTCCAGACGAATATCTGGAACACGCATCTTTCCGTTTTTCAGCCGCTCCCTGGCAGCACGATCCCGATTCCGGTTCTGGAAAATATAAAGACCCTGATGGTTTTACTAAAACGAAAACCACTTTGACTCGCGAGGAGCTTGCTAACGAGTGTTGGGAGAAGCTTCATGCCAATCCGCAGGTAAACACGGCGGTCAGGGGTAAGGCTGGGCGGTTGACCGGACTTGGGTTTGAAATGACTTCCGGGGTAGAGGCCATCCAGGACATCATTGAGGAGGTCGAACTCGACCACCGCAATCGGATGCACAATTACTGGCCGAAGTATGTGGTTCGGGCGCAGGTTGAGGGCGAGCTTTTTATCTGTCTGACTTGTCATGCGAAAGGATTTATCGAGGTTGATTTTGTTGAGCCGAGAGAGATCCAGGGTTATGGCGACGATGATACCGGAATTATTTTTCATCCTACAAAAACAACTCTTCCGTTGTTTTACAACATAAAACGGGAAGCGTATGAGCTGTCAACGAAGTGGAAGCATAGTGTCAAAGAGGGTTATGTCGAGTATGAGCAGATTCCGAGCATTTATATTGCCCGATACCCCAGCCTTGTAAACATCGCAAAAAATCACTTTGACTATCATCGAGAGAAACAGCAGCCGGCGAGGTCGAGAAAGCACGCCTTTAAACCCTTCGGTGGTTATAAAAAGTTCATCGTAGCATGGGACAAATCTTTCATCACCCGCAGGGCGATATCCTATCTGAGAACGACCCTTGAGTGGCTGAATCATTACGAGAATCTCAAGAAATATGAGATTGACCATAAGAAATCCTCTGGAGCCTACCTCTGGTGGTTCAAGATCGAAGATGCCCGGGCGTTCCGCCAATGGCTGAAGCTGTCCGACGCAGATCGAAAAAAAACAGGGATCATGGCGAAAAAGACGCCTGGCAGTACTTTGGTAACCCCTCCTGGAATTACTCTTTCATGCATCAACCCAAAGCTTGGGCAAATCAAAGATCAGGACACGGACATCATGCAGATGGTTACGTCCGGACTGGATGAAGCTTCCGATGTGACAACCGGAACAGCGTCTGGCCCATTTTCGTCTGTCAAGGCGAGTCGAGGCCCGATGACAGATCGCATATCCGATGAGGCTGCATATTTCAGCCGGTTCCTTCGCCACGATTTTTGGAGTTCGATTTTCTTTTTGAAGAACAAGCTAAACGCCATGGATGAGTTTTTCATGGTGAACGAGGCTGTTTCGTTTACTGCGAAGCAGGAGGATGTTCTTCAGGCTGATGGAACGAAGAAGAAGGAGTGGGTTCCGGAGCCTGTTTACAAGGAGAAGAAGAAGCGGCCGGAGATGCTGGTCGACGTCAGTTTTCCGATTTCCGAAACCCTTGAGATGGAAGGTCGGGCAAAGGCGACGTTGGGAACGAAGCATGGTCCGCTATCTGAAACCCTGGGGATCCCGAAGGAAGCTTGCGCCGAGCGGATTGGTTTCGGCGGTTATCCTCGTCAGCGATTGAAAAAGGCAACCGAGGATCGAAACTATCCGAAACTCGTTTACACGGTGGATGCGGAGTCTATTCAGGAAAAGAACGAAGCAGAACCCGGAAAGGCGAAGAAAAAAGAGGGCGATAAGCCTGCCGACAACAAGGGAGCTAAAAAATGAAAATGAAAAAGGTCAAACTACCGAAGGGTGCGTTGAGACTTGTTGATTCCGGAAAGGATTGTCATGCGCTTGCCATAGAGAAAGCAGATGGAAAGCAGACCATGAACATGACGATTTACAGCGGGGGGTTCATCGAAGGTCATTGGTACTGGGGGAAACTCGGAATAGAGCTGACCGGGATAAAGTTTGCTCGGAATCGTTATCCGGTTCTTGAAAATCATTGGACGGGTTCAAAGATTGGCCACATGGGGAAACCCCTTGTGAATGGTGGTTTAAAGGTCAATCCGGAAAATTTTGAGTTCGTAAGCACCGAAGAAAGCGAGAAGTTTCGAACGACTTCCAAGGAGGGGTTTCCCTATCAGGCGAGCATGTACGCGATTCCGACACGGATTGAGCGGATTGAGCGTGGTGCAAAAGCAGAGGTGAACGGTTTGACCCTTCATGGTCCGGGAACGATTTGGCGCGAGTGCATTTTTCAAGAAGCGTCAGTTTGTGTTTTTGGATGGGATAAAAAAACGGAAGCAGCAGTTTTTTCGAAAGAAGAAACTGAGCTCGATATTGAATACATCGGAGAGGAGGTGATGTTCGAGGATTTAGAGTTGGATGAAAACCAATTAACTCAAAAAAAGAAAGAGGAGGTGAAAATTGTGGATTTAACCCTTGAACAAATTCAAAAGGATGCTCCGGATCTGTTTGTGAAAATCCAGAAGGATGCCATCGCGGAATTGACCGGCACGTTCGCCGAGGAGCGAACGGGACTGGAGGGCCAGATTACAACCCTGGAGGGCCAGATTACAACCCTGACGAAAGAGAACACCGGTTTTGCGGGTCGTGTTGATGCCCTGGAGAAGAAAGACGCGATTCGGGATCAACAGTTCCTGAAGGATGCCGCGGACAACATCTGGAATGTGAAGCTGGCGGTGAGCGACCTGCCGGAAAAACGCTTTGCCAAGATCAAGAACCACGTTCGGTTTAAGG